AATCAATTTCGACTGGTGTTTTGCCATCACATCCATTTTGTTGTTTAACACATGGTAATAATACTTTAGTTGATTCGCCTACAGATTTCATTCTGATTTTTATAAACAACCATTCTAAATCTGTATTAGATAATTTCTCAACTGTCCAATTATCATCTTGTAGTTCTGAACATGACCTTATTAACATCATCATACCATTTGATATTGCTTTCGGTGTTCCATCTTCTAATGTCTGTAACAATATCTTTTGTTCCTTAACATTAAATGGACGAAACTTAACCTCGATGTTTGAAACAGGTAATGTTTCGAAATACTCAACTGTATTAAGTTTAGGTAATCCCATAATATACTCCTATAATCAAATTAACCGAAGACTTCTTCTTCGATTTTACTTCTTACCTTGTTCTCTAATTTACCTAAATGTTTATCCATAAACCCCATGAATAAATTAGAAGGTTTTGAGTTAGTGAACTCACTTTCCCAATACCTATATCTAAATTGTGCATTGAACTTTGTGAATTCACTGTTTTGATAACCAAATGAGACTTGTCCCAATTGAACAGGAAATGCATCAGTCATTGCACATCGATAATTTACTTTGTCATATTTATCTAACATTTCTAGATAAATTAAACCCCTATAATCGTCATGGAATCTACTGTGGAAATTTCCACCAGAGAAACCATTCATTGTTCCTTGCCACATTTCGATTAACTCTCTATCTTCCATGTCATTCGTTAAATAGAATGAACAATCGAATGCATCGTATTGTGGTTTATGTGGTATAACTCTTTTAGGGCCATACTCAGATTCTTCTAATGTAAAGAACCCTCTGCCAGGCATTGATGCAGAGTCACATCTAATACCTCTGATACTAAGACCACTATTCTTACCACCAGTACCAAAGAATGCAACATTATATCTGTTACTTCTTTGTAAGTCATCTATTTGTGCCTTAAATCTATCTATCTTCATGCCATTTTTTTCCTACTTTCTTTCCAAACTGCATCCATACTAGACTTCTTGAATGATTCTATTGGTAAGAATATTGCAATCTCCCAGTCTGCACTATCTACCTTTGCAAAAGAACTTCTCACATGAGAAGATAGATAATGTTTGTAACATGCTTTGTAATATGATTTACCTCTTATATTCTTTAGTAAGTCATAGGTGAGTTTAAATCTTGTTGTCTCATCAAATTTATTGTTCGTTGTTGTATCATATAATGCATCTAAAAATTGAGCTCTTAATGAGTGAGGTAGATAATGAAGATTAAGTCCATAGAATCCACCTTTAGCAGGTTCTACTGGTATACACAATGGAAACCTATCATAGTAAGGTAGGGTTTTTTTGTGTTTTGGGTCGTACATATACATGTACATATCACCAAAGATTTGTCTCTTTCGTTGTTTTGCATCTCTCAATAGTTCAGTCCTATTAACACTTTTTAGTGTCGATACTCTTTGTCTGAACCATCTCATGGACTCTTTAGTCCTTGCTTGGATACCACCACGAAACGCTTCTCTTTCTAATCTGTCAAATAGTTTACCTGCCATATATGTATTTATACCACATTGACAGGTAGGTACATAATTTAGTATAATACCTTTGTAATTGAGTGAGGTAAGAGGAACAATGACATAAATTAAAGTAACGGCAGACTGACAAAGGTCGATAGTCACTAACCCCACCTTGGGTAGATATTGAAGGTTCGCAACCTTCCCCAGAGGTGGGTCTTTTAAAACCCAGAATGAAACATAAGAACCCTCTGGGTTTTTTGTTATTTGGGTACTAAGTGGTCTTCGGTTAATATCCTAAATTTATATCCTCTATCCAGACAATACTCTCTAGCTGCATCCCATTTACATTCATTGATTGCATATGTTCTTGCCTCACGAAGATACTTACCATAGTGTTTACCTTTCTTACTAGGTCGTTTACATTGTGATTTAGGTTTGACCTCTATTATCTCTTGAATCATCTTACCATCATATTGTTTGTATTTAATCCAGAAGTCTGGGTAATAACGATGGACTTTATTGTCAATAGAACGATAAGGTATCACAATCTCTTCACTACTCCATTCTAGAATAGAATCATTCTTATCACAATACTTCATAAACCTCAATTCCCACATTGAACGATATATCACCTTTGTAGGGTCACCTTTATACTTTTTATAGTGTTTTGGTTTGAATCTTCCCTTGTAACTCATATAAATACCTTATACATAATATTAAACCTATAGAGAGTATTTATATGAAATTTTTTAAGAATCTTAAAGAGTCTATATTAGGGTCAATTAAGGAAGACTTGAATTCTGCATTGGGTGGAAAACAAGCACTATTTAATTCTAAGATAGCAGGTGCATTGGATGACCTTATTGCAATGAAAACAGGTATCAATATATCTAATATACCATCAAAGATTACTCAAGAAGCTGCACTTGCATCTGAAGCTAGAAGAAAAAAGATTAAGAACCCAGATGAAGCAGTTAATGAAGATGGTTCAAGAATAACACCCTCTAGTAGAGCATTACTAAGATTTCCAACTTCTAATGATAGATTTATTGACAATTGGATTCAATTCAGAACAATACCAAGAAACTTTGACCAAAAACACATGATAGGTAAAGCATACGATGTAGATGAAAAAGAACATGGTATATCAATCGGTGATGCTTTCGAAAAAAAACAATTCAACTCAGCACAGAAGGAATGTGCTATTGCATTATACTTCCCTAACAATGTAAAAGACACTATAAGTGTAGAATACGAGACCAAAGATGTTGGATTAGGAGAGGCAGTATTAAATGAAACATTCTCATCTGGTGGTGGTCTGGGTATAATGGATGCTCTTGGTGAAGGATTTCAAGGAATGAAAGAATCAATATTCAGTGCAACTGCACAACAAGAGGGTATTGCAGTTGCAAATCCTAAGTTTTTAAACTATTCTGGGGTCTCAATGAGAGAACATACTTATTCATTCTCATTAAATCCATATAATGAAGCAGATGCAGAGGAAATAACAGACATTATTTACTGGTTTAAATTAATGTCACTACCAATGTCATCTAATAAAAACCCTAGAATATCAATATTACCAGCAGAATGGAGTATTAATTTCAAAGGCCCTATATTAGGTCATATAGAACATCCACAGAATTGTTTCTTATCAACTGTTGATGTCGATTATTCTGGTGGTAAAGATATGTCATTTATTGAAAGTGCAGCTGCAGATATAAGAACTGAATATGATATATGTACTCCAGAGACAGAAATAGGTGATTTAGGTAAAAACCATAGAATACAACATTATCCAAATGGTATTAATTTATCCCTTACTTTTAAAGAAATATTGAACATCGATAGACTTAGATATGTCGGTAGAGTTGCAGCTAAAGCTAAAGGTCAAAGTCAAGATACTATGAGTGAGTTAGAAAACTTTGAGTTAGGTAGAGGTAATAGACTTGGACAACAACAAGCTAAAGCAGTAGCAAAAGCTGCAACAGAGGCAGCTGAACCAGTTAAACCAAGACCTAAATTAAATAACCATTCTTCTATATCTAGAGTCACCTCACGAGGTAAAATTAATGAGTGGAATAAAAAATATGGTAGAACTCACAACCCAGATGGTTCACCAAGAAATGCACAGGGTAATACACCAAGAGGAACATAATGCCAGAACAATATTTTAAACATTTTCCAACCATTGATTTCGACCTTAAGAACGATGGTAATTTAATCCAAGCAAAGGATATCTTTCGTAGTATTCGTGTTCAAAGTAATGCAGATGAGGGTATTACAGGGTATGAATTCTATCAAATACAAGACCAAGACAGACCAGATGTAGCTGCATCCAAGTTATATGGTGATGCAACCTTATATTGGTTATTCTGGATGGTTAATCCACATCTTGCAGTACATAGTGATTGGCCCAAGTCTCAGAGAGTCCTAGAGAAGTTTATTAAGAGAAAATATAGTGGTAAAGCAATAGTCAGTCAACAGCAGTCGGATATCGTATCCAGTTCGGACAGCAAATTTCTGCAAGGGGAAAAGGTAGTAGGTTCTACCAGTTCGGCCTTCGGATTCGTCACTAACATAGACCCAACCAATAAACAACTAGTATTAAACGATATACAAGGCAACTTCGTAGTAGGAGAAACCATCACAGGCAGCAACAGCTCGAAGAGTTTCATTATTAATTCGGTTCGGAATTTTTCAGACTCACCTCACCATTACGAGGACTCAGAGGGTAATAAAACAACGATAAGTACAGGTAATACACCAGTATCTAACCACGACTATGAGCAAAAGTTTAATGACGATAAAAGAAACATCAGATACATCAAACCAGAGTATACCTCACAACTACTTAGAGAGTTTAAATCCTTCATAAGGTCTTAATATGGCACAATCAATAGGTCAAAATAAACCTAATTCTTATAGGTTAATCAGTGTAGTTATCAGTAATAATGAGGGTTCACAGATAGATGTAAGTAACCTTGTAGACTCTTTTAGTATTACTGAGAGTATCTATCAGATGTTCCTTACAGGTAGTATTACGATTGCAGACAATATTAATGTATTTAATCGATTAAATATTACTGGTCAAGAATATATTCGAATACATTTCAGTGGTATTGAGGGTAATGAGGAAGAAGTACCAGAAGACGAACAAATAAATCAAGTATTTCGTATATTTAATGTAGCATTATATGGTAGAGATACCACAGAAGACCTCTCAAAGACTCTTTATAAGTTAGATTTCTGTTCTCCTTTATTATATGAGGCAAGAACTAAGAGACTATCCAGAGTATTTAGAGGTAAATCTGGGGATATATTAAATAAAATATGTAAGGAAGAATTAAATTTCGTTGAGACTGAGAGTGATGGAAACTTCTTGAAACCGCGTGTGAAGGGGGGGCAGGAAGTCGGTAACTTCTTCTCAGTATTCGATAGTAATGTGGGAGATGTCTCTGGGTTTCTCTGTCCCAATTGGAGTGTCTATAAGACCTTACAGTGGTTGAGAGACAACACCAGTGCCGATGACAGTCATCCTTATGGGGATTCTTACTACTTCTATCAGACTGCTCTTAATGGGTTTAGGTTCTGTAACATAGATACCATGCAAACTATCGTGTATCTGGATGGTGCAGTAGAGTTTAGTCCCAGAGATGGTTCAATGGACATGTCAGAGAACTATGACTACTCTAAGGGTGTAGGTAATGATATCCTATCCTACAATAAAGAGAACCTTTATGATACCCTTCTGGGTCATTCTGGGGGCTTATATGCAGGCACAGTGCATTCTTACGACACAATCAACAAACAAATCACAGTTATCCCTAGTCAGTTTACTCAACAGTTCGAGATGGAAGGGGGTAACTATAAGAAAGGTCTTGCAGTTGCACCACCATTTAGACTAGGTGCAGAGAACATTAGAGTACCAGACGATGGAGCCGCTGAGGGAGAGGTGATGGGAGCCGCTCAGACTGCATTGGATGGAGACCCTATCACAGAAAGGTTTGGAGCGGCTATCTCCTTTGGGTATAATGTACCACATACCTTTAGTAATAAAGCCGAAGCCTCTGGGAATAGTATAACAAGTGGTGGGAGTCATGTCAAGTTTAATAGAGATAGAGTAGAGAAGTTATTTGAATTAAATAGAATAAATCTCCAGATATCTGGTAGAACGAACATAAGTGCTGGTATGGTCATCCATGTAGACATACCACAACCCACTACAGTAGGTGGAGAGAGAGACGAACTACAACATAATGGTAAGTTACTCGTAGAGAGTATTACATGGACAGGGACAAGAGATGGCTTAGAGATACAGCTCTCATGCACCACAGATGGACACCAAGTTAATCCAGATACCTTTGAGGGTATGGAAGCAGACTCACAATACTAAAGGACAGTGTTTTGGGACTCCTAGACTTGTTTTGGGCGGGCATTGCTACCCCCTATAAAGTCTTGGGCAGTTTTTCCTAGGAAAAGCTATTTTATAATGATGGGACTCCTAGATATTCTTCTGGGACTCCTATAAATAATAAGAGGAAATAATATGATTAAGAATATAATAGACTCACATAGAAGAATGTTAATCGATATGATGGACATTACTGGTATGGATGAATATACCTTATCATGGTTTTGTTTTATGAAAGGTGTAATATTTACATCTATTATAGTATGGATGTTTTAAATGACAAATTGGTTATATAATAAACTAGTACCACATGCTCTAAGGTTTAGAGAGTGGTCTAAAGATAAATTATGGGTTAAAATACCACTGGGACTCCTAATCCTATGGATGATGGGGATATTTAATCCCTATTGGTGTGTTTACCCAGTGTGTTGGATATAAATTATGATTAGAACTTTATTAGGTGCAAAAATACATGGTTGTATCTGCACCGATGTAGATTTAGACTACGAAGGTAGTATATTAATTGACGAAGACTGGATGGATGAGGTGGGACTCCTAGTCCATGAACAGGTTGATGTATATAATAAAACAAATGGTAACCGACATACTACCTATGTCCTACCATTACCTAGAGGTTCAAATGAGGTCAGTGTCAATGGTGCTGGTGCTCATTTGACCGACATAGGTGATGAACTGATTATTTGTTCTTATGTACAGTTTGATGAGAATAATGAGACTTTACCTCTCAGACATGAACCGAAAATAAAAATAATCGACCCTAAAGACCGACTTTATAGGGAACTATTGGGATTAAATTAAAAAAATGGCAAGTTTTACAGGATTAAGTAGTAATTTTTACACTGGAGTGGTCGAAGACCGACATGACCCACTATATTTGGGTCGTGTGAGAGTTCGTGTCTATGGTTTACACACCGATGACAAACTTTTAATACCGACTCCAGACCTTCCATGGTCTGATATCCTTATGCCGACCACTTCTCCGAGTCTTTCTGGACTTGGTTTGTCTCCTCATGGACTGGTAGAAGGTTCTACTGTTATGGGATTCTTCCGAGATGAGGAAGATATGCAAGATTTTGTGGTTATGGGTAGTCTTTTTGGACGACCAAACGACTCTTATAAGATACCGAACAATGATGCAACCAAAAAAATAAGCCGTAGTGCCGATGAAGGTTTCAACGACCCCAGACGAGGGACTCAAAGTGACTATAATACAAGTAGTGATAAACCTGCCAATGGTAGAAACTTTACTTTAACAGGTGCATTAGACACTGCACCACTGGGAAGACCGACTTTAACCTTAAATAACCCAGTTGATGGACTTGGAACGACTATAGAACCAAAAGATTCTGGTGAAAGGTATCCTAGAGTCTCATATTCCTCAGAATCTAAGTCCGATGTCAATGAAAATGCAATTACTGGGTCAAGTGCAACCTATCCGAATGATGTTATTATAAAACATGAAGGTACATCTGTCAAAGAACCGACTCGTGAAAGTATTTCTCCGAGTTATCCATTTAATAAAATGATTGAGAGTGAATCTGGTCATGTTTTAGAACTAGATGACACTCCTAATGCAGAAA